CAGCCTTGCTACCAGGCTTTACCTTGCCTGTTACAGCAGTCTTTAATTTACTACCAGGGTTATCTCTTCTGTAACGAGCAACACCAGCTTTAGTCATTCCCGCTCCACTCTTTGTAGAACGGAAATATTTTTTTGTTTTAGGAGGGTTTTTACTAGCCTTCCTAGGCATTACTCATAACTTTTTCTAAGTTGGAGCGTAATTGTATAAGTGTCTGCTGAAGAATGTCCTACTGTTGTAAACATAATATCACCAGTAACACCAGAGCCAGCATTGTTTGTCATACCACCGAAGCTTGTATAGTCATGGTGACCACTTTGGTTTTCACCAAGCTCAATACACAAAACATCAGTTGAAGCATCAAACAACACTTGCACTTTCATACCGTTACACTGCCACCATATTTTTTCTATAGTGGCTCTTGTGCAACTTGCTCCACGTTGATTTGTAGCTAAAGCTGATACATCAACTTTTTTTACTGCACTTTCACCAGTTCCATCAGAAATATTGGTAAATTTAAGTACAGCAATGTGCTTTCCGTCAACTAGAGTTTGTGAGGCAACTGCGTCTGCCATATAAATCTCCTATTATTGATCAGCAAAAGAAGGGGCTGTTGTTGATGTAACATTTCCAAAAATTTGATAATTAGTTGTGTCAATACCCATAATAGTAACGTCAAAACCAGCAGGGACATTAAATTGTATGCTACTGTTAGAGTTTCCATCTGAAAATACTGAGCTTACTTCATTACCATCGGTATCTAAAAAGGTTACACCACCAATATAAAAGTTAGAATTACCAGGTGTAACAATTATAGCATCAGTGGCATCAGCAGCACCACCTGCATAAACAAATCTAAACATAGAACCTGCTATCGGAGCTGGAAGTGTGTATGTATTATCTTGACCTCCGTCTGGAATAAGCAAAACTCTACCACTATGTGTTGCATTTGTTAAAGTTACGTTACCATCAGATAAGCTAACAGGTGCTCCACCAATAGTTGTTATTTCTGTAATTGTTCCAGTGGTTGCATTTTTACTAATAGTTTTAAGTGTGCTTTCAGATCTAATTGGACCTGAGAATGTTGTATTAGCCATGTATATCTCCTTGTCGTGGCAAATGTCGAGGGTTATTCCTCGTCAAGGTATTTTAAGTATACATAAAAAAAAGGGGTCTGGAAAGACCCCTTTGTATAAAAACGAACAATTGTTCGTTTATGCACCTGGTGAACCAAACACACAACGTGGATCAGAAAAACCAAAAGCATAACGCTCTCTGGCTTTATATCTCATATTTCCTGTGTCAAAGTCTGCTTCCATGCTAGTCGCTAATGGTGTTCTTTCAAAGTATTTAAACCCATTAGGTGCATCAGTTTTAATGAAGAAAGCATCGGTATCTGTTAAGAAATGGTTAATTGTATAACCTTCTGGTAACATTCCCATGTTTCTTATTGCGTTGACATCATTGTCAGATGTACCAGGTCTTAAAGTTGACTCTAATAATCTGTCTGCAACAAATTGTAATGCAGGTGGAATAATTAATTTCATTCCTCTTAATGCAACAATCATATTTCTCTCATCAACAAAGTTTGAAATGTCAATAAGAGCATTTTCTAATGAAGTTTCATTAAGGTCTGCCGCTGTTGATGGCTCATTTGAAAATGTTCCACCACCACCTAGAGGGTGATCTGTTGCACAAAGCTCTTTTCCGTCACCACCTGTAAAGCTTGAATTAAAAGCATTATTTAAAGTGGCAGCAGCTTTAACCTGCTTTGTATGTGCCATTGATCTTGCTAACGCTCTTGTATATCTTCTACCTAATTGGTCATACAAGTTGTCTTCCATTGCTTCTTCTGTCAATGCGAAAGCTAAAGCAATTGTTTCCATTGTATAACGTGAAGTATACACTTCGTTTGCAGAATCAAAAGTTACTCCAGCACCTTCTGATTTTGTTGCAGCATTACCGAAACCACTTAACATAACCTCTTCTTCAAACGCTCTGTCAGAAGATTCTGTCTCATAAATTTCAGTGTGCTCTTGGTCGTAACGATCATATTCCATACCGAATAAAGCGTTAAGACCAGGTTCTAGTTCTTTAACTAGTTGTGCTCTTGATATAGCCATAATCTAATCTCCCTTACGCTAATCCTGCACCCTTTTGTCCAAAGATGTGATTTTGAATCACAGCATAGACATTGGTTGCATCTGATGAAACATCTGAATTTTCTGGATCTTGAGAAATATCTATAACCTTAAGAGGTAAACCAGCAGTGGTTGCTCCATCAGATACATTTAATTCTGCACCAGAAATTCCCGTTACAGTAGACCCTGCTGTTGTATACACAACATCAAAGTTACCAAGTAAATCTGCAATTGGAAATGCAGCATTACATTGAATCTCAAAAACAACCATTGGGTCGTCAATGATAAAAGCTTCAATGTCGGAAGCATTTGTACTTGCAGGGTAAAAGTTGGAAAAAGTCTCTTTTCCAGTTGTAGGATCTGTAAATCTACAACCATTGAATACTCCCACTATTGGAACAGTACCACCGTCAGCGTGTATTTCAACACCTCCACCAGTAACTTGCATAACCAAATCACCTTGAAAAATAGCAGTTCCATAATTGGCAGCGATTCTATATCGGCTTTGTCCTCCAGTATAAGGTGTACCACCTATTCTTTTGACAGGACGTAATCCGAAAGCAGCATCTTGATTTGCCATCTTATTCTCCTAAAAATAAAAATTATTCATTTGAAATTTTCTTTCCACCAAATTGAACCTGTGACTTTCTCTCTGGTTTTAAGATTCTTCCAGCCGATGATTCTGGTTGACTTGCCAACTCTTGATCATAGACAGACATTTGATTTGAAGTTTTTTTACGGAAATAGTCATTTCTGCTGTCAGCTACTTCTTCTGGTATTCGTGCTAATAAAAGTCCACCCTGCCCAATAACTCCAGCATTTTTGCCTTCATCTACTACAGGTGTGTCAAAATCAGGATGCTCGTCTGCACGGACTAACTCATATCCCTCTCGTCTTCGTTTATAGACATTTGCTTTATCGTCAAAGTCCATAACACGTTCTCTTATCCACCTATGTTTATACCCTATAGGTGCTTCGGGTGCATCAAGGGTTGAAGGTGGCTTCCAATCGGTCTTCCTTGCTTGTTTTTCACGAGTAGCAGATTCTCGGTTTGATCTATCAGCCATTCTACGCTCCTTTTTGCAGTTTTAGTTTTTGTTGAGCATACTTTTCATAAGGCACACCCAGTCTATCAGCAGTTCGCTTTTCGCTTTCTGACAGCACAACTCTTGTTTTCCGTCCAGTTTTGGCAGTAGGTCTACCATTTACAGGTGCAACAGTTTGGACGTTATTACTATTACCCTGAAACTCTTGAGGAAACATTTGTGCTAATTGTTTGTCAATTTCCTCATAGTATCTATCTTCTGTAGCTTCATAGCCCATGTTAGTGACTTTTCTATCAACCAACATTAACGCATAATTTTTTTCAACCTCGTCATCTTTTCCATACCAAGGATTTCTTGAAATCCATGCTTTAATTTTTGGATTATTTTCAATGCTAGATTGTTTTACTTCTTGCGTGGTTTGACTGCTTTGTCTCTCATTTTTTTGAGTTGCTTGTTCTTGCTCTCTGTTTTGCTTGAGGACTTTAACTCTTTCTTTTTGAATATTGACTTGAGTAAGAGCTGCAGTCGCTTCAGCAATTTTTTCAGGATCGTTGGCATCTATTGCATCCTTTAAAATTTGTTTAACTTGAGCTTCTTGAGAAGTAACTCTGGTATCGAACTCTGTTTCATAACCTTTAGTATATGTATCAAGTTGTTGTTTGATCCTTTTGTTTTCTTCTTCAATTTGCTTTGCATATTGTATTGCATTGTTAGAATCTTCTTCAGCAGCTTTACGTTTCGCTACTTCTTTATCAATTCTTTTTCTAACTTTTGCACCGTATTCTTCGTGCTCATCATCATCTTGAGTACGAACAATTGTTTGCTCTTCGTTTTCATTTTGAACTTTTACGGGCTCAACGGGGTCAGAAGATTGCTTGTCGTCTAATTCAACAACAAAACCTTCTTCATTAGAGTCTTGCTCTTTTATGTTTTCTTGTACTTCATTCATCATTGCCTCCATTATACATATGAAATATCTGCTGGGTCAAGTATAGTAGCTATAATATTATCATCATTTATGATTCTTAGCTCTAAACCGTCCACTTTAAACCTATTTCCAGCATATCTACCCATTAATACCCAATTTTTCTCATAACAATATTGTCCATTTGGGAATTTTTCAGAATCTTGATAAGCATCTGGACCAAGTTTTACAACATACGCAACAACTGTAGCAGCACTTTCTCTTTCACGAGTTGCATCTGGTATGATTATACCGCCCTTTGTTTTTTCGGATATGTAATATGGGATAACTAAAACTCTGTATCCTGTTGGTTGTGGCAATCTATCTATAACAGACGCATCTAACTTAGACGGATCTTTAGAATTTTCAACTGCCTCTTCATCTTGTTTAAAAGCGTTTGAAATAGCTTTTGAAGTTGGGTTTACTTTTTTCTGTGCAGCAAACCGATTTGGCACATATAGTTTTTTATTCATCGTCTATACCTTTCATCGAGGTTCTTAATTCCTCTTCTATCCAAGTCAGTCCTCGTATTTGACCTGTGAGAAACCGATAGTTCTCCATTGAATCTATCGAGCCATCAGCCAAAGATTGTGTAAGTTCTTCTTTTCTTTGACGTATGTTCTTGTACAAATGTTCTGCTAATCTAACACCATCCATTATTTTTGCTCACTAAAAGTTGTCATGCACATAGGGCATTTATATTCTTTGTAAGTATATATACCATACTCTGGAATTGGCTCTTCGCATTTAATTTCTTGCATAGCAATTTTATGTATATAGCAAATTATTGTGGTCTTTTTTTCTTTTGGCATTTTTTTTCTACAATGTATTCTTAGATGTCGAAATAAATCTTGTGTTATTTTGTCAAACCTTTTTGCTTTTCATATGTCCTCAAGCCGCCAATTCCGAGCATTCCGCCAAGAACAGTAAGAAGTGTGCCCATATCAAATTCAGGAAGCTCTGGCAGTTCTGCACCAGCAAAACTTGCACCGAATATAATTAAATCTTTTACGATAAAATGATATGCGAAAGCAATCGCACAAACCCACCCAACTGCTGGTCGCCAGCCGCCCTTAAATATCGAACCACTTGCGGCTTCTGCTTTGTTAACTTCTATTTGAGCAAGTGCTAATTCCTGGGCATGTTTCTCAGACATCGTTGCCAACTCATGGGCGATTTTAGCCTTTTCATCAGCATCTGGAATAAATTTATCTAAAAGTCCTGTAATAGGACCTATAAGTGCAGTTAACATAGCTACCTCCTAATACACTTTTACCTTTTTATCATTCAATGATGGGATGAGTTTACACATACATTTATAATTTTCAACTTTTATTGGTACATTGATTTTTTGGTTAGTTAGTTTTTCCGCATAGTATATGCAATCATTTATATTTTTAAAATAAATTCCACCATTAAATACATCATTTAGATAGCACATCAACATAAATACAGTCATTTTTTCTTTGCACGTTTTAACGCTTCTTTAGCTGATTTTGCAATTCTAACAACTTCTGTTTTCTTCATTACCT